TACGAAGAAATATTTACCTACGAAAGTACACACGATTCAATGGGGATGACTGACCTGACCGAGAAGTTGTACGGTCTGTGCATTGCCGCGGGGTATCATCCAGATTCCGTAGGTGAGTGCTTCTTTGAAAAAGGTCGAGAAATGACAGAGCATCTTTATCCAGATGATAACTTCTACTCCATCAACACAGCCCAATAGGCTTACATTATCTAATATCATAAACATGTCACTACTAACAACACACAAGAAATGTCTTATCCAACTCAACACAGGCCTGTACCTATGTTATCCAAACTCGGAGCGAGCTATCATATATAACTATCCGAGTGACGAGCAGGACATGCGTAACGATTTAAACATGACCAACGGCAAGCTCGTAGGGCTGACTGAGGAAATCGATATGTACATCCACGAGTATACAAAGTATTCAAATAAGAGAGACATGCCTGAGCTGGTCGATGAGCTGCAGCTATTCATAGATGGGGACAAGGCATTCCCTATCGGATCGGAGACCGTGTAGGTACACTAGAGGGGCAGCAAACACACATCACACATACCTAGTACATGGAAACACTTGCCCTCATGTGCTAGGTATTTTATTTTTAATAAAGTGCCTAGGCCCCATTGACAGGGACTGACCCTTCTTTGTATAATATATATATAACACTTGTACAAAATGTTATACTATGATTATTACTACTGATGAATAAAGTTATAAATAACTTACTTATAACTTACTAACATATATAACACACGATGCAGAAACTAAAGTTTAAAAATCAAAACCAAAAGTTAGAGCAGGAGATGCTGACTAAAGGTATAGGTAAACTACGTAGTCAAGTAACATCAGCGAGGGAGAGAGCAGCAGAAGCTGAGACTTGTTACGGCCAGAGGTTATTGAGGGAGGCTGTTCCTTTGTTAGTCGATGGTATCAATGACTGGTTTAAACAACAGCGTAAAGCTCCTTGTCCTAGCAATGCATACAATGAGTTGAAGGATGTTAAGCCTAAGGTCATAGCCTTCATTGCGTTAAAGGCTATCGTAGATACGTTAACACAGCGTCGGCCACTGGCTAGTTCTGCTATCAGACTGGGTGCTTTGATCGAAGATGAGAAACATTTCGGTGCGTTCTCAGATCACCCTAGTTATAGGCAGATACTACAAGGTGCTAACAAGCGCCCAAACTATCAGAAGAAACGGTACTATATCATACACTCAGAGAAGGGTGAGGTAATTAAAGGCAACGCAGAACCTTGGGACAAGTGGGGTACTCGCATCAAGCTACACATTGGTACAGTGTTGGTAACACTGATCAAGGAGTACACGGGGCTGGTGGATTACGTTATGATACAGACTGACAAGCGTGGGCCAGCTCGTTTTATACAGGCCACAGCTAAGACGCAGGAATGGATCGAAGATATGATCAAACATAACGAGGCTTTAGATCCTTTCTGGATGCCACTCGATGACTTTCCTAAGCAGTGGACAGACAAGTGGTCAGGCGGGTATGACACTGAGAATGGTTTGCCACCTGTTACACTGATCAAGACTAAGGACAAATCATTTCTGCGTACCAACACGGAGCCTATGACTGAGGTCATGAAGTGCCTTAACAATTTACAGAACACAGCTTGGACAGTTAACGCTAAAGTTTTAGAAACTTTTCAGGACATATGGGAGAGTAACATTAAGATCGGTTCGCTACCTGCACAGGAGAACGAAGACATGCCGCCACTCAGTGAGGCCATGAAGGAAGATCCTGATCAGCTCAAGATGTGGAAGCGTAGGGCTGCACAGGTGTATGAGTACAACGCATCGACAAAGAGTAGGCGTCTGCTTGTGCTTAACACCTTACTCATGGCCAAGCGCTACGTTGGTAAACGTTTCTACCTACCACACCAGTGTGATTTCAGAGGCAGAGCGTACGCTATCCCAGCCTACTTGAACCACATGGGGCCAGACTTTAGTAAAGGTCTGATGCAGTTCGCAGACTCGGAACCAGTCAATGACCCAGCTGACCTTAAGTGGATGCATATTCATGGTGCTAATTGCTACGGAGTTAAGGGTACGTTTGAACAGAGACTCGCTTGGACAGTAGAAAACAAAAAAAGAATACTTGAACTAGCACAGGACTACAGGTCACAGCTTGAGTTTCTTAATGAGGCTGATGAAACATTCCAGTTCCTTGCCTACTGCTACGAGGTCGAACGTTTACACAATACAATAGGTGTCTTTCATACACACCTGCCCTGCCAGATGGATGGTACAAACAATGGGCTGCAGATACTGGGCCTACTTACACGAGATGAATCATCCTGCGTAGCTACCAACGTAGCACCGTCGAACTATCCGATGGACATCTATCAGATCGTAGCTGACAAAGCTACTGAGTATCTGAAACAAGATACTGTTAATCCTTTTGCCAACCATTGGCTTGAGTTTGGCGTGACACGTAGTTGCGCTAAACGACCTACGATGACACAACCGTACGGCTCAACCCCGCATTCGTGCAGAGCCTACGTAAACGGATGGTACTTGGAACAGGTTAGAGCAGGACGCTTCGACCCCTTTGATGAAGTTAATCGGTTCCAAGCTACCTCCTATCTTTCTACCTTCATATGGCAGGCTATCAATGAGGTAGTCGGTAAGCCTCGTGAAGCTATGGCATGGTTACAGAAGGCAGCACGTGAGCTAGCCAAGGAGGACAAACCTATGTACTGGTTGAGCCCATCGGGCTTCCCTTGCTACCAGTCTTATCCTAAGTGGGCCGAGAAATCCATACGTACACGGGTGGGGGAACGGGTGTATCGTGTTAAGTTCCGCGAGGATACAGATAAGCTCAGCCCTAAACGACAGGCACAAGGGAGTAGCCCTAACTTTGTACACAGTCTCGATGCCAGTTGTTTACATATAACTGTGAACAAGTGTGCTGACCTAGGTATTAAATCTTTTGCAATGGTACATGATAGTTTCGGTACTCACTGCACTCACTCTGCACTGCTTGCCTCTACTATTAAGGAGACAATGCACGACATATTTAGCGTTGATCAGTTAGCTGTCTTAAAAAATAAACTTGAGATAGATAACGACTTGACACTAGAACCACTCCCATCGTATGGTGACTTTGACATCGACGATGTTCTTAAATCAAACTACATATTCTCATAATGAATAACACAATAAATACACCTAAGGGTAAAGCTGTTTACCCGCACGTTAACGAACCTAATACTCGCTTCAACCCTATGGGTGAGTATAGTTGCAGCATCTCTGTCTCGGAAGAAGACGGTGAGGCTTTTAATAAACAAGTCACTGAAATCTACGAAGCAGCTTACGAGCGTGAGTGCTTACTGCAGAACAAGAAACTCAAGAAGGCCTCCTCCTTTCCAGTCGGGAAGGATGATGAGGGTGAGTGGGTTGTCAAAGCTAAGCAACCAGCCAAGGTAGAAACCAAGGCAGGTAAAGTCTTTGAGTTTAACATTAAACTCTTTGATGCTCAAGGCTCACTATGCAACGCGCAAGTAGGCTCTGGCTCCACTGTTAAATGTGCAGTCGAACCTCGCACTTGGTTTGTCGGGAGCCTCGGCTTCGGTATTACCCTATCTCTCAAAGCAGTACAGGTCATTGACCTTATTGAGCAAGGCGGCTCCAGTGCTACCTCGTTCGGCTTCGCTGCTGAAGAAGGCTACGTAGGTGAGAAGCTTGAAGAAGCTTTTGTATCTGCTGACGATGACTCTTCTGCGGAATCAGCTTTTGACTTCTAACTGCTACAGGTCAAAGTTTGAGGCACAGGTGGCTCTTGCGTTAGAGAATGCGAGAGTCACCTACACCTACGAACAGGATGTGATACGCTTTGAGCAGCCAGCCAAGCAGCGTAGATATACACCTGACTTTGTACTACCTAACGGCATCATTCTGGAGGTTAAGGGTTACCTTGATACCAACGACAGAATGAAACACAAGTGGATTAAGGAGCAGCATCCTGAACTAGACATCCGCTTTGTATTTATGAATCCTAACACACGCATAACAAAGAAATCCAAGACACGTTACAAGGACTGGGCTGACAAGCTTGGCTACCCTTGGTGTTGCGGCCCAGAGATACCACACACATGGAAGAGCTACAAGCCTTAAAGACACACCAACCCTGCCCAGACTGCGGCAGTTCAGACGCATTAACAATCAACGTAGACGGTAGTACAAAGTGCTACAGCTGCGACCAATTTACATCCAAGAATAAAAGTACTATAGCACCGCTGCCTTCTAAGTTTGCGCGGGGTGAGTACCAAGATCTAGTAAAGCGTAAGATCAGCGAACGGATCTGCCGTAACTATGATTATTCTATTGGAGAATACGACAACAAGAAGTGTCACATCGCTTCGTACCGTAACAGTTCTGGCGTAGTTGTCGGACAAAAGATACGTTTTCCCGACAAGACTTTTAAAATTGTTGGGGATGTTAAGACTCCTTACGGGTGGCAACGCTTCCGCAATGGTAGATACATCTGCGTAACCGAAGGAGAGATTGATTGCTTATCAGTGGCTGAAGTCTTTGAAGGTAAGTACCCTGTAGTATCTATCCCTAATGGTGCAGCCTCTGCTCCGTCCTTCTTTAAGAAACACTTGGATTACTTTGAAGGCTTCGACAATGTAGTCATCATGTTCGACATGGATGAGGCAGGAGCCTTGGCCGCTAAGACCTGTGCTTCTATCCTCTCTGTAGGTAAAGCTAAGATCGCTTGTCTACCTGCTAAAGATCCGAACGAACTACTCGTAGCTAACAACGGAGCAGCTATCACTCAAGCGTTCTGGAATGCGGAAGCGTACCGTCCAGATGGTATCGTACTAGGCGAGGACATGTGGCAGAAGGTGTCAGCTGTGGATAAGATTGAGTCAGCTAAGTATCCTTATGACGGCTTGAATAAAATTACACGAGGGTTACGTGTCGGTGAGATCGTTACCTTCTGTGCTGGCAGTGGTGTAGGTAAGAGTAGCGTGTGCCGTGAGATGGCGTACAGTCTCATACAACAGGGCGAGAAGATTGGTTACATTGCATTGGAAGAATCTATTAAGCGTACAGCTTTAGGATTGATGGGCATACATGCTAACAAACCTTTGCACTTGCTTGATGAGTTACCTCCAGAGGAAGAGCTAAAGGAAGCTTACGATTCAACGATTGGTTCAGGTAACTACGTAACCTATGACCACTGGGGTTCTATTGAATCTGAAAATTTAATTAACCGTATTCGTTATATGAACAAGGCGTTAGGTTGTAAGTGGATCTTTCTTGACCACGTATCTATCGTAGTATCAGGGCAGGACGGGGACGAGCGTAAGATGATCGACATTCTTATGACTAAGCTACGTTCTCTTGTCGAAGAAACAAACGTAGGTATGCTTCTTGTCTCTCACCTTAAACGTCCAGAGGGGCGTGGCTTTGAGGAGGGAAGGGAGGTAACTCTTGGTCACCTACGCGGGTCAGCTGGTCTCGGCCAGTTAAGTGATATGGTTATTGCTATTGAACGTAACCAACAGGATGAGGAATTAAAAAATCAAAGCACTGTTCGTATCCTTAAGAATAGGTTCAGTGGTGAAACAGGGCTTGCATGTTATTTAGATTTCGATTTACCTACTGGTCGCCTCAACGAATCAACACCAATGGATTTATAATATGATATTTTTTGATATTGAAACTAATGGTATAGAAGATTGGGATCGACTTACTGATCTTAAGAAAGTGTTTGTACTGTGTGCTTATGATACAGAGCAGCAGCGAATGCTTACAGCTACCACACCTGAAGAGATTAAGAAGGTACTAGCCGTGATGGCTGATGCCGACTACGTAGTAGG